TTCCCGTCGCATTACACGAAAGACCGGGAAAATGTGTTTTAGCCCTTCGATGTGTGTCATTGAGTACTTTGAAACAAGACGGACAAATCCAGTACGGACCCTTTCGGCTGAAGAAAAGAGTGTCATTTACTTCCTTGTCGTCCCAACATTTTTCACACCGCAACAACCCACCACCTCGTCTCCACCCTTTTGGTTTCGTCGGTATCGGTAAATCAGAAGTTTTTAGGGGTCCATGAGTTACTTTACAACCGTCACAAATGTAAGTTATTTCAATCATTACTTGTCTCCGAGTTTGCTGATAATGCTGTTTATAAGTGCGTCTTTGTC